AGTTTCTCGGGAAATGGGGAATGAGCGAGACCACCAAGTCGGGGCGTATCTGGACCCCGCCCACCGAGTCAGACGGTGAAGTCACAGACTCTTGGCGAAGACTTATGGTTCGTGTTCCGAGAGAGTGCTTCAAGTGCGAAACAGAACAGTGTATAGTACACACTACTACTGGCCCAAAACTAGCCAAGGATCTTTTACTTGGTGATCATTTGTTGGCTATGGACGGAAACAACAAACTATCCTCAAATCGAGTTGTAGCGCTGAGTAAATCAGTGGCCCCGGTGTTTCGTTTATCCACAACGTCTGGAGTTACAACAGAAGTAACAGCTAACCACCCTTTCCTAACAGTCTCTGGGTACAAAAGGCTGGATGAGTTGAAATGTGGGGATGGCATAGCTGGCCCCCGTACTTTAGTTACCGTAGAACCTACTGGTAAACTTCCATACACAGCCGGCGTGATGTGTGGAGACGCCTGTATGACCAGAGGCACTCCAGTCGTTGTTTGTTTTGATCCGGAGATCATAGAAACGTGCCGTGTAGAAGGGGCGTCTATGAGAAACCGAGGCCGCGCTGGCTACTATAGTCTTCTCAAAGAATCTAGTGATCTCCTACCGGATTCGATGAAGGTATTGTCAGTTGAAAAAAGCATACCTATAGAATATGAAGGCTCTGCCAAATTTCTATCTGGTTTGTTTGACACAGATGGTACCGTTACGTGGTCAAAACAGAGGGGGTGTTTTTCTCGGATAAACCTAATCACGGCCAGTGATCTTTTGGCACGAGATGTACAGAGAAACCTCAGATATTTTGGAATCATATCTCGCAGGAGAAAGTTCAGACCCCAAGGCCCAAATGGCTTCAAGGGGTGGGCTTGGCATGTCAATATAACTGGACAGGAGAATACTGAGAAATTCCACAAGTATATTGGATTCGTGACTAGAAGAAAAAATCAAAGGCTTATGTCTCTTATCGAACATTCTACTGGGCCCAGGACATCATCACGCACTGAGGCTGTGCCACCCGAGTGGCGTAGTTTGCTGAGACAGCAAGCCCGTGGCTTTTCAACGATCAGTCGTGGGGACATCCGACTGTTGAAGGACGCTGGGGTTCGTGCTGATAATTCATATTGGACTAGCAGAGACAAAATATTGGAGTCCGCCAAGATTCTCAACAGACCAGACATTTCTGACCTTGCCTCTGAAGACATCGTTTGGGAAGAGATTAGATCAATAGAACCGCTTGGTGAAATGCCGATTGTGCAAATGGAAGTATCTGGCAACCACAGTTATCTAGGGGATCTATTGGTTAAACACAACACTAGCATGGCAACACGGGCTCTGTCTCTGTGGACGTTGGCAAAAAATCCAGACGCCACGATCGGAATCTTCAACGAGAAAGAAGAAAACGCGCAGAGCTGGGTAGCCGCTATCGCCGAAGTCGTCGAGTCTTCGATTCTCTTTCAGCTCATTTGGCGAGACATGATTCCGCCCGGTATTGGCTTCTGGGACAAAGAGAAAGGCCGATCGCGCCCCCGAGGTCTCAAGTGGGGGGCCACAGGTCTGAAATTCGAGCGCCCCACGATCGGCATCCCGGAACTCTCCATTGAACCACGTGGGATTGGCGGGGCTGTTACCGGCAAGCACTACACGCACAAGATCCTCGACGACATCATCGGGGAGAAAACCAGCGATTCGTTGGCTCTGATGCGAGACGCGATCAATTGGATCGACCACGCCCGTCCGCTAGAACGTCCCGCTGAGAACGGACAAGAGCTAATCGTTCATACACCGTGGGGTTTCGCGGACGTTTACTCGCACATCCTAAAACGCTGGCCCGACGAATACAAAGTTCACACGCGACACTTGCTTGAAAACGAAAAAGGCGAACCCGACATCGCGAACGGCAAGTCGATTTTCCCGCAAAAGATCTCGACCCAAAAAGCTCTCCAAATGCACAAAACAGATCCGTTTGTCTTCTCAGCTCAATACATGTGTATCCCCAAAGCGGGCCGGACACTCGATTTCGACGACTCCTGGTTCCATTTTGGAAAACTGGTTTACTCGGGCCGAGAACCGATCTTCGCCATTGACCCAGAACACTACGATCCCGAAATATACGACCAAGAATCACAAACGCCCGGAGCACTCGAAACGCAACCCCCGCGTCTCGTCCCACTTTCCTGGATTTCAAAGGCTGTGATCTTCGATCCGGTCCCCGGCAAAGAATCCGAACGCAAGAAAGAAACCTACTGCCGGCACGGCATTGTTGTGGTCGGAAAAGATCCCTGGGGCCGGCGTTTCTGTTTTGAGTCACAGAGAAGCGACGAGAACGAAACCGATGTCTGTATCAGGATCCTAGAGTTGGCCCAGAAATGGCAGGTCTCTACTCTTGGAATCGAGGCCGTCAGCGCGTTCTATCTCTACGGCCCACTCATGGGTTTTGTCGCCGAACGTTCAAAACTGAACCTTCCGAACCTGATCTACGTCGAACCCGAGGGTCGGGAGAAAATGCAGCGTATCCGGCAAGACCTGGGGCCGGCCCACCAGAACGGCTACTGGTATTACAACCACGAGGGAACAGCAGAGGCAATTGAAGAGCTGACCGAATTTCCACACGGTACTTACAAAGATGTCGTAGACGCCCAATCCTACACTGACCGGGTTTGTATCCAACCCCTCACGCCAGACGAAGCACGCAGCGCATGGTATACTGAACGGGTTACGCAGAGGGACCGGGGAATCACTGGCTACGGGGAGTTTTTCTAACAGCTAAAACTGTTCACGAGGAGTTTTTTGAATGGCCGGAATCAAAGCCCACATCTACGTTGAGTGGCGGTTGAATGAATCAACCATGCTCCGTTTCATGGATCTCATCAAACAATACGAGCAGTTCGAGGACGGCTCGCTAGAGACAGAAATGGTTGTTGATGAGATAAAGCGACTTCCCGGGTTCCCCACACAGGCACCCGTTGGAAGTGATTTTCTCTTGGTCAGAACAGACCGACTCAACTAATTTCGGGAGAAACTTTGAATGGATCTTCAGATGCCGCAAACAGTCAGAATGACCGAACCCCGACCGAAAACTCCAGGAGCCGGGCTATGGATTTTCGATCACATCCCGAGTCTGCGCGAGCTGCTTCCCAAACACCGTGGTCGTCCCGGTCTCGAATATTTCCAGTGCTGCGTCACGAACCTACGGCGTGCCCAGGACGAAGGATGGCTAGAAGTAGACAACACCGTCATCTACACGGTCGTAGGCCCGCGTGGCCAGGCTCACATGAAACTGATGGCCCGAGGTCGTTTGATCCCGGGCCAGTCTCACGACTCTGGGGCTCGTCTGTGTTTCTGCGACAGGACCATCGAACCCATGACCGGGCACTGGATCAACCCCAACAGACACGAGAAAGACTCGATTCCGAGCCCGGATCCGGTAGAAACCTTCCCCAGTGAACCCAGTGAAATTCTGGAGACCCCGGGGGGTGCGGTGACACTATCTAGTGCTACCGAAGAACCCCGTGTCTACCAGGGCGGAACGCCAAAAACCAAACCGAAGGAGGTGCCCGAGAATGGCCAGGAGTAGAAGCCTCGCCGAGTTGATTGAACAGAACCGTTCATCGGCCTTTCAAGCAGGCCAGACGATCGGAGCCGGGTTTGCTCAGGCCGAGTCGAGCCCGCAGGGTGGCGGCGTGCAGAGTGCCCCCGGGGGAGGTGGCGGCTTGACCCAGACCCTCGAAACGGCGGGCCAGATCGCGGCGCTAGCCGAAGCAGGGAGCGCAGGCGCGGCGGCAGCGGGAGCAGCAGGAGCCGGAGCGGCGGCAGGGGGTGCGGCTGCGGGTGCGGCAGGAGCTGGAGCAGCCAGTGGAGCGGCTGGAGCAGCGGGAGCAGCCGAGGGAATTGGGGGCCTGCTCGCCCTCTTCTGCTGGGTTGCCGCCGAATACTACCCACGCGGCTCCGAGAGCTGGTTCCGGTGCCGAGACTGGGTTCTTGCCCATCCGCGAATCACGCATTGGTACGAGAAACACGGTCGCACCTTTGCCAGTTTCCTGAGAACGCATCCGGTCTGTCGGTTTCTCTTCTGGCCAATCGTTCTGTGGGCACGTTGGAACAGTGGCGCGGGCGAGCGCAGCGAGCCAAGCGTGCGGGGGCACGAGTCGGGCGAGCCAAGCGTAGGGGGTAGTGTGCGAGGGCTCCGATTTTGATCCAACCCGGCCAGGCAATTCCCGTCGAACCCAAGATCCGTGAGGCTCTTGGCAAGGAATTGTCCCAGCTCGTCAACGATCTGGAGTCCCAGTACTCGAATCTGTTTCGGGACATCGAGACTCACTGGCGTTGGTACGAAGCAACACCCGCATCTCCCGGGCCCAAGAATTATCCGTTCAGAGGCGCATCGAACTGCGTCGTTCCGCTGATCCAAATCATGGCCGATACGTTCGTCAACCGAGCCTACGGGGCCGTTTTCTCCCAACGGGAACGAATCTGGTCCCTATCGACGGAACGCGAAGATCTCGAACGGGAAGTCAAAGACGTATCTCGCTGGCTCAACTGGGCGGCAAACGGAAACGATTTCAATCTCCGGCTTCCCGCATACGACCAGATTCTTGAAATGGCGGTTATTGGAAGCTCGGTCATGGCCATCAACTGGCGTCAGGACGTTCGGTGGGCCTACGTCCAGAGCCGGGGAAAACTCCGAGCAGAACAAGTGAGGTTCGCTCGGGGGGCTTTCCCGGAACACATCCCGCGTGAACAAATCCTCTGGGATACCAATTTCCTGATCCAGGAAGCCCCGGTCGTGGTTCGCGAACTCCGCTACCGCTGGTCAGAGCTGAGAAACATGGCCGAACTGGACGACTCTTGGGACAAAGAGGGAATTGAGAAAATTCGAGGACAGGGCGGTCCGCAGGGCCCCAGCCAACGGGTTCGTGAGTCCAAAGAACGTGAAGACGGAAAATCTCCGATGGGCTTTGGCGAACAGCACGAACACGACATTCGGGAAATCCACCTGGACTGGCCCGTGTTGGACCAACTAGGCTATAAAGACGAACGTGTCCCCGCGCCCGGCCGAGAACGTTTGAAAATTCCATCGCCCCCGGTCGTAGTGACACTAGATAGGAACAGTGAAAGAGTCCTCAGGCTCATCGCCGAACCCTACTTCTTCCCCTTCAAACCGTTTTTCGACATTTTCTACCGAAAGCGAAGTGGTCGTGGTCACTCGGCTGGCATCTCCAAAAAGCTCGAACACATGCAGCGTTCCATGACGACTTCGCTCAATCAAGCTCATGACGCACGCACCCGCGCAAACTCCATTTGGGGAAAAACAAAGCGCAAAGACATGTTGAACAAACCGCTGGACCCCTCCAGCCTGATCTTTGACCCCGACATGAACAGTTTCGAGACGTTCAATCTGACGACTCCGATCTTCGACGATATGCGTCTAATGACGGCTGTTCAGGTCATTTCAGAACGCTTGACGGGTATGTCGGATCCGGCGCTGGGTCGAGAAACCCGACAAGGCGGGCATCCCAGCCCGGCCACCTCTACCTTAGCCCTACTCGAACAATCCGATCTCATGCAAGGCACGACCCGCGAACTGATCCGTACCCAGTACGGTCGAATCGGCGAAGCGATCGCCTCGCTCTACCAACAATTCGAGACCAACGAAGATGGAAAACTACAGAGAGTGCTTGGTAACGAAGACGCGGGCCGAGTAGAAAAGTTCCTATTCCCCACGGACCCAATTTCAGGAACCTTCGTATTCGACGTAGCGGCAATGTCCGGCTCTAACACGCCGGAGGCCGAAATGAAGCGAAGCATTCTCATCAGCCAGATGAACCAAAACTATTGGCTCATGGTCGTCAAGGGACTCTCTTTTCTGGAGAATCCGCAGGTTGGGCCGCTCGTCAAACAAGGCGTCATAGAAGCCATCAGAGCTTCAACAAAAGCACACCTCAAATTCCTAGAAGCAGGAGATGTAGATGACCTCGAAAGATTCGTCCTCAGCCTTGCCGAAAAAAACAACGCCTCTGGCGATGACCTACGAACGGCTACAGCGAGAGCCACAGAAATTGCACAGGCTAGCGGTAGCGCTCCGGGGGCCGGACTGGGAGGCAATGGAGTGGATGCTTCAGGCGGAACGTCAAGACCTGCTGGGCCTTTTGGAGGACTCCAATAACCCAGAACAACGAGAGTCGTGTCGGAGTGTCGCGAAGTGGATCAAGTATCTGTTGGGCAACGGCCGGGACTACGTGTTGAGCCTGGACGATGCGATGCGGAACCCGAGTTCCGAGAAAGAAACGAATCCCGAGTACATGGAATATGACTCGGAGTACAGCGGGCTTGGCTCAGCTGGAACAGATGTCTCAGATGCGGCTCGTTGACAACCCGTTCCCCGGGGGGCACTCTTAACAAAGGAGCAACGATGGACGACAAGCTATTTTCTGGAAAGGCGGAACCAAAGGAATCGGGCGCTGTTGCGGGGGGCGCTGCGAGTCCCCCGGGGGCAAACGGAAACGACCCCACCGCCTCACAGCCGATGACCCTGGAAACAGCGGCCGAACTCGTCAGACAGTCTCAGGCCCCGTTGCTGGAGCGGATCGAGCAGTTGACCGAGGCGATGGGTCAGGTCACCGGGCGGATGAGCGCAGGAACCCAGGATCCGAACCTCAACGTCGATCCGGGTGATGCCGACGATTTTCTGACGCAGTTCAGCGCGGATCCCCGAAAGGCGATCGAGGCCGTAGTAGCCGGCCAATTCCGAACCGTGGCCCCGTTGATCGGAAACATCATGAACGCGACGACCAATTCGGCTACGGCTGCCGAGGCCGAGCGAGTCAACAACGACTTCGGAACGGGGGCGTGGGAGTCGTTGATCGAGAAACCCCTGAAGACGATCATCGAGAGCTATCGGCAGCACAACGCGGCGGCTCTGTCGGATCCGAGAACGATCGTCAAGGAAATCAACGGCTTGAAGGGCCAGCTTCTCAACGAACTGGTCGATCACCGAGAAAAGCACCAAAAATCGGCAGCGGACGCCAATGCGAACAAAGAGAAAGAACTGGTCGATGGTGTTCTCCAACACGTCCGAACGAATCTGACGGGTGGTATCCGGCGAATGGACACCGTGGGAGAGGAAGTCACGGACAGTCTTCGCGGTTACCTGGAAGAACGCGACAGGTCGATCGGTGGGGAGACCGACCCCAAACAATGGCTTTCAGAAACCAACTACGGAAACACGATTGACGACTACGTGAAACACCAGGCGTCTTTGAAGGCGAAGGGAGGACAGTGATGTTGGGTGGCGGAAGTGACAGAGAATGGTTGGAGCCGTTGGACTCAGACGGGAACCGCACCAATCTTCCGATCGAAGAGCGGGTCGTAGGATGCCACGTCGGTCCATACGCTGGTCTGAACGTCGTCGATCCCCAACCGGGTTTTGAGTATCAGTGGATGCTCAATCCCAGTCGGTCTGGCGCGAGCCCGGCCGACAGTCTCCGTATCCACGTCATCGGCGCTCAGGTCGTGCGGGACGAAGACCCAGAATTCGCGGCCTTCCAGAAGATGGAGGGAATGACCGCCAGCCCACTCGACACTTCGGCCATTTTCAAAGAACTCGTTCTCGTAAGAATTCCCAGTGCCACCGTCGAGAAACATCGACGGGAAAATCTGGAGAAAAACGCAAGGATGTTGCGAAAGGGTCCAGCGGAGTCTTTCGTCAGCAGAGCTTCTCAACTGGAAAGTGAGAAGTATAGTGGAAGAGGGCCTACCCGCTTCGCTAGTCGCGATCATCACACTGAATTCAAACACGATCGTGATTCCGTCGAAGTATCACTCCCTGATTCCGGTATCGTCAGAACCGAAAACATTGAGTACAAAGGAGATCAGTAATGAGTGCACGAGATATCATGCCGTTCATTGTTGGCTCCGGTGGGCCCAAAATCCGTTATGGACGTTTGAACGCATCGGAGAGCTTCCGAGAAGGGGAGCTGGTCTTTATCAATAACGACGGAGAGCTTGCGGAACTGCCCGCAGACGACTCTGTTGCATTGATCTCAGACCTCGACAGTGGTGGCCTTGGCGGTGTAGCCGCAATGGACGGAGACACGGCGAGAACAGACGGGTTTGCCCGAAGTACGGGCGACCTCATCAGCTACTACCCTTGGAACGAGGGTACGCTGTTCATCACGAAAAACTACGTTTCAGCCGCCGACACAGCAGCAGTGCCTCCCGGGTCGATCGTGGGAGAGTCGTTTCAGATCCACGGATCCAACGCGGGTGTTCTGACTGCAAACTGGGAAATCCTTTCGACGGCTGGAGTGCTTGGGACTGATGTTTGCGCGTTCATTCATCAAGTTCTCAACTCTCGGATGGAGCCAATTACGGCTGCCGACACTACCACTGGCGTTTGGGTCGTGTTCGAGATTTACGCCCGTGAGGTAAATGCGTAATGGGAACTTTCACCTTCAACCACCCGGAGCTACTGGAACGAGACGAGAAGGATATTTTCTTCAAGTCGTTCAGCATGATCCCGTTGATGTACACCATGCTGTTCAAGACAAAGACCAGTACGAAGGCGTACGAAGATGGGATGCGCGTAGCGGCTCTCGGGACGTTTCACACCAAGCCGGAGGGAACTCCGGTTGGGTTTGACGATCCGGTGAGCGGGGCCAGGGTGCGAACGGTTCACTCAACCTACGCACTGGGCTTCCGCGTCACGATGGAGATGTCAGAGGACGACCAACACGACATCATCGTCAAGATGCCAAAGGACATGGGCGATTCTGCCCGAGATCACCAGGAGCGTCTGGCCTGGTCGCTCATGAACGATTCGTTCGCGGGGAACACGTACACGGGGCTTACCGGAGGGACCGGGACAGCAGAGGTGCTTGTCAGCGCAACTCACTCGAATCTGAAAACGGGAACAACGCAATCGAATATGCTCTCTGCTGCCACAGCGCTGTCTGTCCCGGGTTTGGAGTCGATGATGCTGCTGGCCTCGATCACCACGTCAGACGAAGACCGCTACATCAACATGTCGCAGTCCAAGCTGGTGTTCCATCCCGCGCTTCAGCACACGGCCTTTACGTTGCTGGGGACAGAGTTCCGCCCTGGAACTGGGGACAACGATCGGAGCACGGTGGCAACGTCGAGAACGGGAATTGTCCCGCTCGTACCGACGGGAGTCCCGTATCTCACCTCAGAGAATGCGTGGTTCCTGGTCAGCAACGACGCTGATCTGACGTGGAACAACCGCAAGAGCCTGACGTTCGGGCAAGCAAAGGACAGCGATTCATTCGACCTCAAGTTCTACGGGCATTACCGAGCCTCGGTGATGTTCAGGGAGTGGCGTGGGGTATGGGGGTCGAACACTCTGTGAAAAACCAGTGGGCCAACACGTTGAGTTGACCCCCTGAGTCCGTCGCGGGGACGGTAAGACTCGGGCCCGAGGTCTCTAAATATCGGGCCAACCAACCGGAGGTATCCGGGACTTTTGCCCTTCGGGGTGGCCTTCGGGCTGAAAGGAGAAACAAATGTCGTTGGGTGGCGGAATACACTGGAAAGGCCCGCTCCTGGGCAGTGACGAAGCGGGTCCGTTCGAGGACATAGCAACCTCGGTCTGGAGTGACAATTCTTCCCGCTTCAAGACCTACGTTGAAGACTTTGATTCGGTCATGGCTGACGGGGAACTGGCAGCCCGGGGAGTCACGGTCTCAGACATCAACACAGCAACGAGTCCCACCGAAGTCGTCACCAAGGAAACCGGATATCTTCTCATCAATCCGGGAACAAAAGCAGATTCAGGTACGCATACACAAGCAGTCGCAGCCGCTAGTTCAACAATCCATCCCGAGTTCCAGACCATCGGACCCATCGTTTCTACGGCCACTCTCATGGACAGTCGGGAGATGGCTTTCGAGACACGAATCGGAGTTCAGTCGGACACAACGGTATGGGACGGCAAAGTCATACTCGGCTGGCTCGCAAGCGATGCGTCTCCGATGGGCACAGACGGAATCCCGTCTCTGACCACAGGCGGTGGAATCGGGTTTCACTTTCATTCTGATGGAGTTCTCCGGTATTTTGCGCGCCAGACGGCCCTGACGGCTGTCGCTCACATGACGGACACAGTGATCGACATCACCACCCTGACAACGGCGGCTGTCTTCCAGTGGTACAAGTTGGGGTTCCGAGCCAAGTGGGCAGACGCAAGCGCTGGAACCGGGGCCGTTAGTTTCTTCGTGAACGACAGAAAGGTGGGCGAGATTACGACTGATCTGCCGATGGCCTCAACGCAGACCTACGGGGTGGCTTTTGGGGTTCTAAACGGCGCAGCCAGGGTCTCTGATCTGGCAGTAGATTACGTCATCACAGCAATCACAGGCCCCGGCCGATAAAGGAGGCTCGACATGGAACGGCTCCTGTTTCTTTTGGGGCTCGTTGGAGCCCTCTTGATCCCAGGACTAGGCTGGTCTGCTGACGGAGACCAGTGCAAAGATTCATCGGGTGATCCAATCCCCCTGTTCAACAAGGGGACGTGGATCGCAATAACCTGCATTCAGCTCTGCGACAACTACGTGGGCACGGACAGTTCCTGCGATGAGTGGGACTTCAATGACACTCCGGGTATGCCAGACATAGTTGTCTTTGAATACGAGGACATTGGGGGTGATTGTGCGGCAACTCCCGATTTCACACTCGGAACGGGACCGATCTCTGGTGGAACACCAAGTTACGACAGTGACGACTCTGCGGTGGTTCTGAACTCAACAACGGACCGCGTGCTTCTCATCACGAAAGATTTTCCGTTGGATCGTTTCCTGTTTACCAGTGTCGCAGATGATACGGATTGCACCAATATCGACATCCGTATGTTTTTCTACAACCAGAAATCCTAGGGGAGCAGAATGAGAAAACTACTCTTGTTTGTGGTTCTCCTGGTGCTGGTTCCCGTTTCTTCGTGGGGCGATAGCAGGCGTGTTCCGAGTGGTGGCGGCGTCGGTACACTCGGAGCTATTGGTGACATTTGCGATGCGAACGAGATCATTGAGCGAAACGCGGGCGATACGGCGTGGGGCTGTATCTCTACTCCGTCTGGAGTGGGCGCTGACGCGATCACCGTAGACGAAGCCCCGACCACTGACCCAAACTTCTCCAGCGTCGCCGATGTTGGGTTTGTGGTCTGCACCGGGGCGGGAGCCCCAGACGGCCGCTGCTTGGCGGAAAACGATGTCGTTGTCGACATTCTCGATGGTCCTTCCCACAAGCACACACTGTTTGACCTCTACTCTGCTTCTGGTGACTTCACTTCCTGCACGGATGTTTTCAGCATTCCCATTCCAGTGGCGTTGGGGGGACCTGGTGGGGATCAGACTTCGGGCTCAGCCGATTCGTACTGTGATTCGCAGACCGCTGCACCTGGGTTTCGGGATTCCAGTCGCACCTTGGCGTTTACCGATAGCAGTTGGACTTGGGATTTTACGAACAGCGCTGCTACGAGTAAACGTCTGACCATTCGATCCTTTGCATTGGACGGAGCGTCAGGCAGTCAGGACGCATTCAGAGTCGAGCTGGACGTTGAGGATCTCGATGTATTCACAGACAGCCCCGATCTGAATCTCACTTCGGCTGCGTTAAAGGTCTCCGTGACGCCCAGCTCCGTGAATTTCCCGTACCCGAATGTCATCGTGACGCGCAACGAAGAGGACGTTGGAGTCAACGCAAGCGCCTACCGTCACATTGTGACGAAGCAGACCGGCGTGACGACCAACGCGCTCAACATGTCTCACCCGAACATCGTCAACGCACTCGACATTGGCGAGAACAACCTCGTGACGACGTGCAGCGATGTCTTCGAGTTGGCGCAAACCACCGGCTCGGCCGACGGGATTGCCGACCGCGATGGACTGACGGCTCTCTGCACCGATCTCTTTGATGACGTGGGCGTGCCGCAAACCACCGGATCACCGGATACGTTTTGCGACTCGGACGGCACGACACCCGTCGAATACGATGAGAACGACACCGGCACGCTCCCGCAGAGCGGGTGTATTGGTGCTTATACCGATGCAGATGGCTGCCCGGATACCTTCTGTGACGGCGACGGAGCCACTGCTTGGCCTGACCGGGAAACCTTCTCAGCCGCAGGAATCGAGTCGGTCTTTCTCGGCGACAGCGTAGACAACGCAGACGCTCAGCACACGCACGACCTGACGACCACAGGCGGGGGTACTTCCATCATCGCTTCCGCTGGGGGGCTCGCCACGCGCAGCTTCTCGGGGGCCTCTTTCGAGCAGACGGGTGACGTGTTCGATCTCACGGACGCGATTGCGCGCGACCAGGAGGTGACTGACGACATCGCGACACATGCAGCCATTGCCTCTGCGCACCACACGAAGACCATCTCCGCGAGCGAACTGTCGACGGGAACGATCCCGGCTGCCCGCGTAGGCGCAGCGCACATCGACGCGCTCACCGAGATCGTCTTGTGCGCCGGAGAAGCGTCGCCGCAGGCGCTCGAATTCGCGACCACGACTGGAGCGGCGAGCTGCAAGGATGCGGTCCCCGTCACGAGCGGCGCCGTCGATGATGGAGATGTCTTAGTCGGAGATAGCGCGACTGGCGATTACAGAGATGTTCAGGTCACTGGTGCAGTCACGATGGACGAGACTGGTCTCACGTTGCCAGCAGAGAGACTGGTTCGCGACGAGTGCAACATCTCATTCGAGACGGCCGTTGCTGCTGACGACATCATGTGCGG